TTGGAATGTTGGTGCTGCAAGAGTCTCGCTCGTTGTGACCTTATACCTAAGTGGAACTGGAGGTGTCAATGATCCTGTGAGGCTCATGCCGCCTGCAGGAAGAATGCCTCCCAATCTACGACTAAGCGCAGGAAGGGCTGTATCAGTCGTTCCATCTGTGACCTTGAGCGTAGGTATACCCTTGAATCCGAAAGGAAGCGCATTTGCAGGAACTATCTTGCGCTTAACTGCATCAGACACGATAACTCTGATTCTCGTAGAGTTGTTCGTGTACTGACCTGTTGACACAATTCGTTTGTCAAGCGGATTGACTGCGTCAAAGTTGTATGTCCGCTTCCTGTCGCCTATTTTAGCTGCAATGTAAGAGTCTGAGTTGGGATTGATTGTGCAACCAACGTATTGTTCGAGTACAGACGGTTGACTATCTGTGTCGTTGAATGCACGAACGAGAACATCAAAAGTGCCATAAGGATCTTGTGGGTCTGATGACCTACGCATGTTTGCAATTGAGATCTTGAACTGGTTGTTTGCTGATGCTCCGTCGGCAATGGTCTCAAAATGGAAGAGCTCGTACTCAACACCTGCGTAGGGTTGCGATATAAATGCAGTTGTCCGTGCAGGCCTGTATCTTGTGTCATACCTGCCAAATGCATCCAGGAATGAGAGTGTGCTTAGGCCTGACGTGCTTGAAGTATTTGCTGATCCGGATAAGAGACCAACTGAATTGCTGTCTCCTGCGACAGTTGCAAGTGCATCTTCAACAGGAAAATCCAGGTATAGGAGGTGTTGGTGTGTCTGAAATAGCTCGGGAGAAGTATTCAGGACATTGCTGATGTAATTTGAGGAGTTAGGATCGAGCGAAGCTGTGTAGATTTTGATCCCAGTGTATCCGTCTGCAGTTCCAAACCCTTGCGCAGAAGAAGAAATAACGAGTTTAAATGACCTATAGTCGATTTGTGTCGAGTCTGTCTGGATCGCCGCAGAATCGTTAGACACATTGCTGGGCGAGTATGCCTGATTAAAGTCAAGTATCTGGCCCCTTGTTCCTGTTGGGAACAAGAGGACGCCTCTTACGAGGTTTGCAGTACCGTCTGAACCTGCTGAGATTGAAAAGCTGTCGTTGTCAAAGAAGACCGGGTAAGACTCATCGACCGAGGATGTGACTAAGTGTTTTGCAACAATGAACTGGACAGCACCTTGTGCTCTTGGGTCAACAGCGGGAGTCGATCCCTTGATCACGAAACCTGCACCCTTGACAGTGCCTTGACCTTGTGTTGCTACGATGTCGGTGCTTGTTGAATTAGCACCGGCGCCGAGCGTCCTTAAGAACGTGAGCGCACTTCCATTTCTAAAAAATTCTTGCCCTGCATAATAAGAGTTCTTTCTCTCATCATCCGATCCGAAGAACCTGTCTCTGAATTGGGATAATGATGTCACAGTCACGGGTACGAAAGCAGGTCCGATCGGTGTCGGCCCGATGACTCCGGCAGGTGTTGCTGTGACCTCGCCGGGTGTCGTTATTGTTAGATCAATCTCGCTTTCGAAAAAACCGGGAGAGCGATAGGTTACTTCGGCCATTTTTTCTCCACTCACACTTCGGTTATAAATATCCCATCACTTTGAAGAAATCTCAAATCTTCTCATCCTCATTGAATGTGACCTTCCTGGCAGGAATTACTTGCTCTCCGGCCCTGACATCTGTATATATGATGGTCTGGTACTCGCTTCGACGTCCGGGATTGACTAGTGCCTTGACTCGATCCTCACCGCGCTTGAGATGCTTCATTCCATCTTCGTCAAGGTGTTCGACATCTGACAATATGAATCTATTCAACTTTGCATCCGCTCCGGGCTCAACAGGCGGCTCTGCAATCTGCGTCTTGGCATCATAGATTCCAAAGACCACCTCGGGAGCCGATTGGAACTTTCTAAAGGGTGTTCCGAGACCTGGATGTCTTGGGGCGAGGATATACGCAGGAACCTTGATGTCAAAACTGTACTTTATGATCCTTTCGTCGTCGGTGTAATTGTCAAAGTTATCATTATTTGAGAAGGGACCTTGCACAAATGCTGTGAACTTGTAACCCTTGTTCGTTGTAATTTGAAATTCGTGTCCTTGACCGTCAAACTTCATCATCAACGTTTCAAGTATCTGATTCATCTGTTGCATGTACTGTGTCCAGAAGACAACATTGTACGTCAGACCTACAAATTGTGGGTACGGGATTGTGATGACTTCAAATATGTTACGCCCTAAATTGTCACGATCAAATGGTGTCTCCATGCGACCCGACCCGAATGCTATACCAGGACCTGTCCTGCGTGATGTCACTGTACCGGGCATGGTTGACTTACCAGGAGACGTGGTTGTGTCTATGAAATGTGATCTAGCAGTCACATTGTCCTGGTTCTTGATTGAAAGCTTATTAATGATATTTTGATATTGTCTATCAGAAGAATCAAGTCGCTTCCTGATGACATAGTCAGCAGGCTGCCTAAAAGATATTGCAGTTCCGCCAACTTCTGACTCAGTTTTGTGACCGATTCCTGTCCTCTTGATGGCAATAAGCGGCAATATCAACGCATTGTTGTTATCTCTAATGGGCTTAACACGCTTGGTTAACGCGAAACGTTCACCTGCTGCAAAAACAACAGGCACCTTGGTCGTCTGCTCATTGACCTTGATCTCAAATGCTAGACGCTTGTCGAACAGTTCAAAGAGTGCTCTATCGACATCTTCGATGCCGCAGGGCGGAATATTGAAGTCCTCAGGTACATTAAAGCCTTCGTAGCCTTTCTTTAACTGTTGTTTCTCAGGCATGTTCAACTCTCATCGTAGAATGCAGAGCCGACGCTTTGAGGATCTCCGCTCGGAGAGACTTCCGCGGGGCCCGTGATAGGCGCATCAAGGACTCCTTTCTTTTGCAACTCTCTGACATCTCCCGTAACACCGAGCCTGTTCTCTGCAAATCCTCGCTGTTGAACGTATGTCGTCTGTACAGCATCTGCGTCGCTGTACTCTTCTGACGTTGGTCCAAAAACCTTTGAGAGGAATTGTCCTTTTCTTGACTGCTTGCCTGTTATGGTGATGTATGACTTGTGCTCAATCTGGCCGAAAATGACGTCTGTTCGAGGTGCCTTAATGACTTCGAAGAACGTGGTACCGTATGAGAAGAAGTCTCCTTCGCTCACGGAAATTCCTTTGTCTAGTAGGTCTCTGAATTGCAAGTAGCACTCGATTGAGTAGTATTCTTCTGAACCGAACCTGTTAGTGCGAACGTCCTGTGGTGAGTACTTGACTAATGCATCAATCTCAATAGGATTCTCAAAGATCTTGTCCGGAGACTCTTCATAGACGTCGTGGACCTGCGACTTGATGTTGCTAATAGAGAAGTAGTATATCTTCTGTCCAACGACATCTTTGACAAGCTCTTTAGCAAGGTCATTGATGAGATTTATCTCACGTTCCGTTAAAAATAGTCTGCCCATATGTCACCTACCCAGTTGTGATCGCCATACCGTTGGGTATGGGTATCTTAAGCAATTGTTTTGTCAGATTCTCAGATCTTGTTGCAGCGTTCTCGATAAGCTTGTCATAAGTCAACGTCTCAAGCATCTCTTTTAATTTTGCAACAAGCTCCTTCTTGTCTTCTCTGCCTTTGCCGACAAGATCTCCGCCGTTTAGAGTGACAGTTCCGCCGGGTATTGGCACCGTAGTGAACTTGTTTCTGATCATTCCTAGCTGTTCCATGCTGAGTGCTAGCGTGTACTGCCTTATCCATTGCAAGCCCATGCTATTTATTCTCTCGTAACGCAAGTTTCCGAATGGCACGTTTGCAAGATTGTTCACGCCAAATATTGTCTGGTCTGTGTAACTTGGATTTATCGGATTTTGCCAGTACTTGACTCTCACGAATAGTTTTCTTGGGTTTGCTGCGACCGTGGTTGGCGTCGGGAAGATTCTGATCTTTGTACCGATCACCTTGTAGGAGTAGTTTGACCTTCTAACTCTATTTGAAAGATCAAGTTGTCCGGCACGGAGGATGTCCTCAAAAACCGGAAGGACGTAAAAGATAGTCTCAGGCGTGAAAGACTCAAATGAGAATTC